GAGATTTTTATCTCGTTTACAGTATTAATGCTTATAGCAATTTTTGATTTTTAAAATTTTCTTTTAGTTAGCTTTTGTTAGTAAAAGGAGTGGTTTGGTTCATCCACGTATGTTTCAGTTAATCTAGCTCTGTGTTTTGAGATTGTGAAGCATACAGGCAGTTCGTTGTGTCGAATCTAGTGTTTACCGCTCTGTGTAGTTGAGGATTGTGGTCGGACTCAAAGCCGTACTAAGAGCACCGTCTCCGGTCATGCTTTCTCTTCTGCCTGTGGTAGTTCACGAAACACAACGATGTGGCAAAAACCCGGACAGCACCGCTACCGAAAATAAACTCCACGTGGTTGCCTTCTCCACGTCTCCACTGATACACATAGCAACAGTGTGTTAGGGTGGACTTGACAAATACAATACTCTAGATAGCAGGGGTTAGTGTCAAAAGCACGGCCTCGTTTTAACCTTTCATAGAGCAAGATCAAAAGAGGGAAAACCGATCATTTTTATTATGTCTACTCTCAATAATAAAAATATCAGTGTAGGTCTGACTCCTACCGCTTCTGTAAGTGGCGATATACCTTGCTATGCTGGTGACGCTGGAAGTTCACCCATTTTTGCCAGAGGTGTCAATTCTGGTTCTCCTGGTGGAAGGAGATTTAGTCGAGTTAGTCCACCACCCGCGTGCGTCAGATTTAATGCGCGCGTTTCCGATTTAGAAGCACGATATGATGCGTATGTAGAGAGTGTTCAAAGTGCTGCTATAAGACGACTAATAAAGTCTAGAATATCCGTGGCAGTTGAAGAGTGTCGCAGTGAGGGGGTGTCTTATTCCGGTAGTACACCTTGTGTGTTGTGTTTCTTCTCTCACAACAAGCCTCGAATAAAACGGCTGTTGTGGATGTTTGCAGGATTGTCCGCAAATTGCGCTGCCCGAGCTTGTTGTGGGTTAGATGCAGAGATTTCTAATATTTTGGATTTGCCGGTTAACACAAATCGTTTGTTTTCTGGCGTGCCGAGGTTTGAAGCTCATGCTGGGCTCTTTGATGTATGGCATGGAATACAGGTGGCTTTACGTGTGTTAGCGGCATTAGGGCGTAGGCCAGATGGCCCGGAAAGCCTGAATGCACGGGACGCTAATGCGCACTTTTTGGCCATGTCGCATCTCTTCCTTGATGTGTTTCGTTTGGCCGAGCAATGTAATGTTTTGAACTTGTGTGGCGCGTTGGTGTCGCTGTATGGCGTTTTAACTGACAGAACTTTTCTAGTGTCTCACAGCTTAGACAGTTTTGTCTTGAGTGCAGTGTCTTTGTTTGTGCCAGCGCCTTTGTTTGAAATTTTGAAGCGCATGAGTGTTTTTTCTAGTTCTAAGCCGTTGGACGATCTGACGTTTCTTAGTGATCTGTTGTCACAAGTGTTTGAGTTTTTGCATAAGTTAGTTTCGTATATTCCTTGCGATAAGATGCGTAAGATTTTTGTGTCTGTTCTTGATAATATCCCTCTTGGCAAGCATCATTCGCAAATCACCAAGATGAGAAAATGTTTATTTAAATGGGCTAAAGACAAGACTTTGCTTATGTCTGAAACTTTTCGTAAGGAATGTGATGATTTGGAGCCCGCTTTGCAAGATTCTGTGATTTTGGATTGGTCGCGTAGGTCGACGAGCGTTGCAGCCGTTTTAAGTGATTTTCGTCACATGTTGCGTTCGTTGGCTGCGTATCGCAATACAACTCGAGTAGAACCGTGTTGTTTTGTGTTTCAAGGGCCACCTAAAACTTTTAAATCAACTGTTCTAGGCCAAGTTATCAAAGTTTTGGGGTTGACTACTTATGCCCACACTGTTAAGGCCAGTTCAGACGGTAAAGATTTTTATGACACTTATAACTGTGAAGATGTGTTTATGATGGATGATGTGGGCCAGCAAGGCATCTCGCAGTTTCGTAATTTGATTAATTGGGTGTCTTGCATAAAGTATCCGTTAGAGTGCGCGAGTGCCCCTTTGAAGGACACGAAGTTCTTCTGTAGCCCCCTGATTATGTTTACTACTAATCGCTTTGATACTTTACAGGGCTTAGTTAGAACAGATGGCATAGATAATTTGCCCGCTCTATGGCGCCGCGGAATGGTTTTTGATTTCGTCGAACGCGAAGGTGTGAAAATTATTCAGTTTAAGTGGTTTGATCCGGAGCGAGAAGTGTGGTTGGAAACGTTTCCGGAAGATTTTACTTTGAAATGCCCGACTTTTGTTTCGCGCCATTTGCGTAGGCAAGACGTGTTGGCGTGGCTGGTTGCTGTTATTACTGAGTTTCGCCGTGTGCGTGACGTTTATTCTGGATTGAATGAATTGTCTAAGGACGAAATAGATGAGATTAAGGGCTTAGCCGCTGGTTATAGCACTAGCTCTTCTGAGGAATTTCATGATGCCGCTGAATTCGTGAGCCATGACTTATTTCCAGATTATATGACTGAGTTGGCTGAGTGGGCAGCTTTTCGCCTTGGTCAGGTTTGTGGCAATTTGTGGAATTATAAAGAATGCGTTATATCTTTGGCAGTTTTGGGTCTCTTGTATGCTCTAGTGTCACGGCGCACTAGTAGCAATTTGATAGCACATTCGGCTGATATGTTAAGAGACAAGGTGCGTGGTCGCACATCAGAGCCCACTAGTACACAGAGTCGTGCCTTGCTTGATAGTATGTATCTCTGTAAAAATGAGAGCACGGGCGCCATTACAAGTTGTTTGGTGTCTGGTCATTGTGTAGTTTTACCGTCGCACTTTGTTCCGCAGAGTGAGGCGTTGTATTTGTCAGTGTTGCATCCGAAAGATCCTACTAATAAGTTGTGGGATAATTTACCTGCTACGATTGTGTTTAGGCAAGACAGTGAAGACGTGGTAGTCTGTGCTGTTCCTCTCAGCATTCCGACTCCGTTTCCTAATAGGCATAAGCTGTTTACAGCGTGTAAGTTGAGTAGTTCATTGATAACTCCTTTTGGATGCATTGACGTTGGATCAGTTGCAAAACGTGTTAGTAATGTGGTTTATGTGGATAAACAGCATGATGTTACACGTACTGCTGTTTCTGCTATAATGTACGATTTTTCTTTTGAGTCATTATGCGGCTCTTTGTTATGTGGACAGCAAGGTGGTGTTTTGGGCATGCACGTTGTGGGAGCGGCTGACGAGACGGCTGGTGGTGCCATTTTGTGGTCCGACCAAACAAGAGCTGCTTTACAGAACATTCTGTTGCGAGACAATAAGTTCTTTTTGGATCTGAAAATTAAAGACGCGGTTCCAGGTGCCAGCGTTATGAAGATGGATTTAAATTTACATTCGTCTGTTCCAAAGCACACACGCTTAGCACCGTCGCTTATGTATGACGTTTTTCCTGTTGAAAAGCGCCCTGCTAATCTGATTGCGACTGGACTCTGCACGGTAAAGGACATCGCCAAGAAGTCTTTTATCCCTGTTGCTTGTGTGAATGCTCGAGACATATCATTTGCACAAGATTGGCTGCGTAGTGTGTTACGTAAGTTTCCTTTGGCTAGTGAACGAGAGATCGTGCTCGGTGATGAGTGGATTGCGCGCGTGAATAAAGATTCTACTAATGGTTTTGGGTGTGATAAGGGGAAGCTAGAGTATCTAGACTATGATCGAGGGGCTTTTACGCCTAAGGGTGCTAAACTGTTTGCTGATTGTGTAGCAGCTGTGCGGCGAGGCGAGTTTGTATGGCAGGACCACATTTATGTTGAGACGCTAAAAGATGAATTGCGCGTAGAAGCCAAAGTGAATGCTCCGCGCTCTTTTCGGTTTAGTCCCTTGCAGAGCCAACTTTTGACTAAGTATGTTTTCTTCCACTTTGTAAAGCACACCTTACAAAATAGGAGTAGTAATGATATTATGGTTGGCTGTAATCCGCTGAAGGACTTTGATGAGATGGCTAAGATTATTTCTGGGCATGTAGTGAAAGGAGCCTTAGACTTTGGTAAGTTTGATGGTAAGATGTTACCGCAAGTGCAACATGCTTTTGCTGATGTTGTTGCAGAATATAGTGAGGATTATTTTCTGGCTGATTTTGTTTTGCGTAATATGCCTCATACTTTGGTATCAGTCATGGATAATACCTTCATGACGACCCATTCTATGCCCTCTGGCCATTGGTTGACTGCTATAGTTAATAGCTATATTAATAGAATGTTGACAGCGATGTGGTATTCTTCGGCGTGTCGTAGCGTTGGCAAAAGCCCATCCCTGTTAGAGTTCAGAAGTATTCGAGACTTTGTCTATGGTGATGACAAGGTTGTAGCGCACAGCCTTACGCACCTCCCATTGACTTTGATTCACATGCGAGATTATTTTGAAGGTCTTGGACTAGATGTGACTACAGCAACGAAGCAGCGCGTTGTTGAACCTACTGAGCAGTTGGAGGACTTAGAGTTTTTGAAGCGAAAGTTTGTTTATAGTCCTCAATTTCGAAAGTTTTTGTGTCCTTTGTCTCGCGTCACGTTGCAAAATAGTATGATGTGGTTCGACACTAGCAAGGACGAGATGGTAGTGTTGGAGGGTAAGTTGAATGCTTTTCAGCGAGAAGCGTTTTTGCATGGCCGGCTGTATGATGAGTTAATGCAGCCTGTTTTAGAGAGGTGCAGGGCGTTGCGTTTGACGCCAAGATGGTTAAGTGCTGACGAGCTTAGCTACCTAGTGCAGAAGAATGACCCATATTATGTTATGAGTCATCAATTCGTTACCGACGCGGACAGTATGAACTTGTGTCAGGTTGCTCTGCCTGACATTGAAGCAGAGAGTCCTAGCGTAAAAGAGCAACGTGGGAAAGAGAATAATGCCACTCTTTTCGCCCATTCAGGCATTACAGATAATGATAATGAAAATACTTCGATGACTAGTATGAAGCCATCAAATGATGTGGTTCAGGGTGATCCAGAACTTAGCGTTCAAAAATCCTCAAAGTCATCTAGCGTGCGGACTCGCCCGCTTGATGAGCTCAATAGTCGCTATACTGCACAAGTTCCTAGTACTAGCGTGGATGCGCGCGTGAGAATGGATTACTCCGGTATGATTGGTAAGCCCTTTCATGTCTCAGTTATCCCTTGGACAACTGCACACGCGCGGTATGCTGAATTAGCCAGTATCTCTTTTCCTTCAGTTTTGTCAACGCTAACGCGAGTGTCGTCTGCTTTTCTGGATCTATCGTGCTTATATCGTGTGCGTGGATGTGTTATGGTGCAAGTTTCTGGAACGCCCAACCACCAAGGGTGTGTACTAGCTAGTGTTGTTCCTTTTGGCGTCCCAGCCTTTGGAGCTAGGGAGTTTATTCATTCAGGACAAAGTGCTCCTCATGAGTACTTGTTAGCTAACATGCAGACATCGGCGTGTATAGAGATACCTTTTTTCTCTGGAACTAAGATGCGATGGACACATTCTGTGAATGATGGACAGCATGAAACATTTACAGGTCCGTTTGCTTCTGACGATTATGCGGCGCTGCGCTTACAGGTGCTTAATCCACTGTTTGCACCTTCGAGCGGTTCAACTTCTATTCCAATTTCGATTTCGGTGATGTTTACGGAGATAGAGTGTTACGCTCCTAAACCGGATTTGACGACCTCCTTAGTGGCTCATTCTATGGCAGGAGTTGCGACACGTGCTATAGACGGCGTGTTTTCTTTGGGCCGTAAAGTTACTTCAGATCTTTTTGATGCTTCTAGAAGTTGGATTAAGACTTATACAGGCCTACATAATCCGAATGAGCCAGTTCCGGCAATCAGAACTGTCACAGCTTTGAGAAATAATCCTAATTATACAGATTCCAACGTGTTCTACCACAAAATGGATCCATACACGCACTTCCAACAAGTAGCCTCACAGCCTTATGGTGAAACGGATGAAGATGAGAATCTGATAGCGAATATTATTAAGAAGCCTATGTTTATAACTTCTGTTCCTATGGCTACTGGTACGGCAGCAGGAGCTATAGTGTTTACTGCGCCAATTTCACCTTTGATGTTTCGACATGCTTCTGGAGTCAATACTTCTTATGTTTCCGCTCCGATAGAGAAAATAGCGAGGATGGCCAGATTTTTCCGAGGTTCACTCGATTTGACTATACAGAATGTTGGATCCTCATTTCACATGTATAAGTTGTTGGTTGTTAGAGAATATTATTCTTCCACTGAGATGGCGAATGGAGTTACTCCTATGGCCAAAGCTCTAAATTTGCCTTCCGACATCCTTGAGTTTTCTGCTGGTGGTCAACAACATACTGTAAATCTGCCTATGTCTAGTTTGTTTGATTATGTGCCCATGTCATCCGATCCAAGAACACAAGGAATGGTCCACGGCAGAGTTGTTGTGTATTTGTTGCAACCTGTTGTTGCGAATGGATCAGTGTCAACCACTTTAGAGGTTAACTTCCATTTGTCAGCGGGAAGTGACTTCTGTTTTTATGGCTACGCCACCGACAAGCTGGTGGCGCAAACTAGTGCGTTTCCTGTTGCGGTACAGGTTGCGTCTGGTGATTTTATTGACTTTCCTGTTGCGAGTAGTATTGTGGGCGCTAAGGAGAGATATAAGTTAGGAGAGTCAATACTTTTTGAGACAGAAGACGCCGCAAAGTTTTTTGTCGATTACTATCATGGAAAGAAAGGAGAGTTTACACGTGATAAGAAAAAGGTTAAGTTAAATGCGCCAGTGAGTGGCAAGACGTTGGTGGCCCACTCCGGCGCTGCAAGTAGTTCTGTAACGCCTTTTAATCTTGTCGAGAACACGGAGCTGCGAGATCATAAAGCTCCGTTGTTTAACCCTCTTAGCGATGCTTTTCGACCGCTAGTGCATGTGCGTGATCTTGTTAGGAAATTGAATCATGTTACTAGTTTTTCTTTTGATAGTGCTGAGCAAGAGGCAAACATTTCTACGCATACCTTTAAACTGTCTTCCCTGTTGCTTAGAGGTTTACGTAACCCGCAGCGAATGTTGAATCCGCAAGGAATAATAGGTTCCATGTTTCAAGGTTATCGAGGAGGTATTCGTTTGAAGATTGTTATTGTAGGAGCAAAACAGGTAGTGGCGCATTACTTGCCTCCTACTCCCGTCGTTGTAGATGTTGGTGGAGTCGAAGGCAAGTTTCGACTTAAGTCATCCTCTGAGTTGACAGTTGATCCAGCCACTCAGACAGCTCTGGACAGGTCGTTTAGTGCATTTGTTGGAAATAGTACGACGCCTAACGCGATAACTTATTGTGGCCCGATGCTGGAGTGTCAAGACTTTAAAGACAATTCATCACCAATGGATATTGCTAGTCCGTTTAGCGCTGCGCCCGATCCAACTGATACCAATAACGGTTCAGTGATTGTTGAGTGTGAAATTCCTTATATGAATGTTTGCCGTTGGGTATCAAATATGAACGCATTTTATGAGTCTTCCTTTTTGGATGACTATTATTTGGCATCTTTGGGCAATTTGGAGTTGGGTGTGCGTAGTTCGTTTTCACAAGACCGTGATGGATCTTGGGTTAAGAGGCCTTATGCAATGCATTTCTACGTTGGCTGTTCTGATGATGGTCGCTTTTTCAATCAGAACTTTTCTGTACCGTGTCTTCTACCAACCGTTACTAACGGTGTTTTGTATACTTCTTTTCAAGGCATCGATTATACAGTGCCTTCAACTATAGGAGTTAATGCCTTGGCTTACTATGGTGGAGATCAATAAATCTTTTCTTCTTAAAGGTTTTCTTTTATTATTTTAAATTTTAATTTTGCTTAATTAAATTCCAG